AACCACAGCGGCTGTTGCTGGTACAGCGTGTTATACGTATTTGAGTGATAATCCTGCAGTTGTGGCCACGTGTGCTGTTGCAGGTTCATTTAAAGGCGCTGACATTATGAATGCTGAAACAGACGATCAATTAATGACTAGGGCATTTGTAGATCATTTAGATAATGCACCTAATAGTCCTGGTTTTACTACATGGATGAATCCTAAAACTAATAGTAATGGTATTATTAAGACTACAGGTTTCTATCTAAAAGGACCTATCAAGTGTGCTATGGTTGAAACTACACACGATCAGAATTTAGATAATACTAGATTCTTTGATTCAATACTATATGGTAATCCGTATAGAGCAATGAAATGGCATGAAGTGTGTAAAATGCCTGACGGAAGATGGATGTATGTTGATTAGATTATTTTTTATATTACTATTTGCTACAAGTGTACATGCTCAAGACTCATTTGAAAACACAATGAAGAAACTAGAGGCATTAGAAGGCAATAATACAAAAGTTGAATACGATAAAATACAACCTATTAAGGACCAATATTGTTTTATCAAAATTGAAATAAGAGAATTAGACAATGGCGAGATTGTTAAACAGGAAGTAGTAGAATGTGCTGACGGTAGAAAGGCATATGACGGACCTAGTTATTGGGAGTTGTTCGCTCAATTCTACTATAGAGATATGTTTACACCTGCTTATTGTAGATATTATGAAAGGCCTGACCATGCCTATCATAAACCTGGCAAAGTATGCCTTGATAAAGATGGTAATTGGGAGGTAAGAAAATGATTAGAGGTATAATAACCTTATCAATATTGTGGATTATCCTTGCATTTGCATGGGATCCCTTTACGTCAACTGTTGAGAAAACACAGGCTGTTGACAAAACTAAAGAAATGGTATATAATGTGTTTAATAATGTAAAGGAGAAGGTGAAAGATGAGTAAAGTACTCAAATATATAATGATAGGTTTTATGGGAGTTGCACTTGCAAATTGTTCAAGTAGTACCTATAAAATCAAACAAGAAAAGGATAAACAAGTCCTTAAGGTACCGTCTTGGTATATGAAAGATTATAACGAGAAAAAAGAATGTGGTACTAAAACGTTCGGCAAAGGCAAAGATAAAGTTTGTATCTTTGGTGTCGGTACGAGTGTTTCGCCAGATTTAGAACTTGCAATTGAAAAAGGTATGATGATTGCAAAGGCTGAACTTGCTGATAAAGTAAAAGGTGAAATGAATAAGAAAGCGAAAATATTTACTACTGAATTAGGTAAAAATACTAATAAGACCGTAGTTACAGATGTTGAAACTACATTGGTAAATATAATCAAAAATACACCAGTTAGAGGTTATGAGGTATTTGCACAAGAAGTAACTCTTACAAAGAATGGCTACTACAGAGCATGGATTGGTTTGAGATTACCTATGGGTGAGTACAATAAGATGTATAACTACTCTATTGAAACCGTAGTTGACGCTTTCAAACTAAAAGAAATGGCAGAAAAGGCCTATGACGAAGTAGAGGTTATTGCTAGTGAGTAGTAAAATAGAAATATATTCAAAGCCTAATTGCACCTATTGTGTAAAGGCTAAAAACCTGGTGAAGACACTAGGCTTTGAGTACAAAGAAAAGATGTTTGGTAAAGACTTTAAAACACCAGACGAGTTGTTTGAGGCCGTAGGTAAACAAGTAAGAACTATGCCTCAAATAATTATAGATGATAAACATATCGGTGGGTATAACGAGTTAGTTGAATACTTTGCTGATAAAGGTCTAGTAAACTTTAAGGGTGAGAGAATATAATGGCAATATCAGATTATTCTTCACACGATTGGCGTAAAAATACAGATGACGCTGTTGTAGTAGATGAACATGGTACAATCATTAGACCTGTGAATGCTTTAAAAGTAAAATTCACAGACCCTAAAGACTTAAAACCATATGAAGTTGACATATCAAGGCTTATAAGAGTCTTTGTAAACAACATAACAGATCATAGAAGGAGTGTTAAGTAATGCGTAAATTAAACACCGTGATCTTACTAGTACTATTAACTATAGCAATATGTAATTCAATTGCTATAAAAAAACTTAATGATGAAGTGTTTTGGCCTGACGGCATAATGAAACCACTTAACAAATGATGGTAGATAAAAAAGATACACCTGATAACGTAATATTGTTTCCTAAAATTCCTAAAAGGAGACCTAATCAAAAGGCACAGGAATTAGACGCTAAACGACAGGAGATGATGAGATTGCAACACAATAAGGTTTATGTACAGGCAATATCTGAACAATTAACAGAAACTATGCTATTGACATTAAGAGATGAGAATATTAATATAACAAACAAAACGTTTTTAAGTGATTATAAACTATCACTAGAGGCAATCAAGTCTATGTTGTTAAGAGTTGTACATATGAAACACCCTTTACAAGAAAGAGTTGATAGGGCTGTACAAACAAAAGGTGAAGGCAAAGACATTTATGCTATCACTATTGACTATAAGAAATTTTAGATTAGGTAACCATATGAGTAACATTTATATAATTGCAAGTATATTTATCTGTCTGGCTGAACAACGATTAAGAGGTTGTAAGGCATGGGTAGAGAGGGTTATGGCCGAATGGCTGAAGACACTCTATTCAGTTGTAAGTAGGGACTATCTTCCTCAAAGATGGACTCTTCCTGAAAGCTTGTGGGTGAGTTCCAACAAGACCCACGACGGACACATATGGTTACCTAATCTAAAGAATTCCATAAAGCACTTTGGGATAGTTGCTGATACTGGCAAAGTCAGTAACTCTAAACAATGCCATACAAAAAGGAGTGAATATAATGTTTAAATCATTATTCGCAAATGACTCATTAAGAGTTGTAGCTAAGGCTAAAAAAACTGAAACTAGAGGCAGAAAAACTTTGTCTAAAAGACAAAAGGTTCTAAATCTTTTATCAAAAGGCGAGTCTGTGACTTGGAAAACTTTAAGAAACAGATTTGATCTAGTATCACCTAGAGCACTTGTTGATACTTTAAGAGCAGAAGGTAACATGATATATGTTAACCAAACTGCTAAAGGTACTTCATACAGAATGGGTGTACCAACAAAAGCGATCATCGCTGCTGGTATCAAAAAATTATATGGGACTCCGTTCGCATATAAAAATGCCTAATACTCAACGAGTATAAATAGATGTATAGGGGTAGGGAGACTTACCCCTTTACATAACAACATGAGGAGGGCATTATGCCAATGAACACATCAAACACATTTAACATGGAAACAGCAGGTTCATCTGCTCCATTACTACACGAAATTTTAGTAAAAGTAAACAACGCCAAAGACAAATCAAAGAAAATTGAAGTATTAAGAGAACACGATTCAGTACCTTTAAGACAAGTACTGAAAGGTGCTTTTGATCCTAAAATCAAATGGGATTTACCAGAGGGTACGCCACCATACAAAGAGAATGACGCACCAGCAGGTACTGAACATACTACTCTACACACAGAAGCCAGAAGATTATGGTACTTTGTAGAAGGCGCTAACGATAAACTTACTAAATCCAAAAAAGAAATGATGTTTATCCAAATGCTAGAAGGTCTACACAAAGATGACGCTAAACTTTTAATATCAGTTAAAGAGAAAGAACTGAATAAAGTATATAAAGGTTTAACGGATGCAGTTGTAAAAGACGCTTTTAGATGGAACGAAGAATACAAAACCATCGGATAACATAAATATTATAGAGTGATTCTATAAAATTCAACTATAGGGTGCATGACAGAATGTCGCACCCTATTAACCCATTGATTTATCTACATTATTTGTCCATTTTTTGCTTGTTTTATACACAGGATTGTGTTATATTTAAGTATGAAAACAACAAAAAAGGAGTTATATTATGTCTAAAGTAAAACAATGGGCTTGGGACGAAGCCGAAAACAAAGTTGACACAATTATCGGTCAGTTAACATCTGGCGAAATAGATAGATCAACTGCTAAGTCTAAAATTATGAAAGTTGACAATTTAGAATTAGTCGGAATTGATGAACACAATATTGATGAAGTTATTTACGAGGCTCATGCTAATGCGTAAATCATTTTTTATATTATTTTTGTTATTCATCTACACATGGTCTTGGTCCATATTCAATGTTGCCAAGGCTGATGATTATAACACGGCTGTTATAAGTCATGTTATATCAGAAAAAATTAAAGGCACAGATATTGATACATCATATATTATGGAACAAGAAATAGAAAAACTTGCCCATAAATTTATGATTGATTCAGTCACTATATTACAGGCATACCTACCTCAAATACTAGAGGCTATTGCTGCTGATTTAAGATTACAACTTGACGAGAAATATAAGGAACAAATTTTAAATGGTAACAACTAGAAAATCTAAAGCACTTAAACTTAAAAGAAAACTTAAAAGAGAGCTGTCTGGTAAACGTAAATATATTACAACTTACAAAGACATAAAAACTTATTTCAAGTTATTAAATTCAGCACTATTTGATAATAAACTTTCACCTTTTGGACAAGTAGAAATCAAAGACCTAAAAAGACAAAAATGTATAGGTCAGGTTGTTGTATTAGAGTGGAAAAGAGCAGGTACTAGATTGTACAAACTAGAGATGTTACCTTCTTATCCGAATAAAAAAGATTTCTTGGATACACTAATCCATGAAATGGTACATTTATATCAAATGCAAAATTTAGGCGATACAGGTAACCACAATGACTTATTCTGGTCCTTTGAACCTAAAGTAAACTACATCGGTTTACGATTATAAAAGAAAGTTATATTATGAGAGGTGAGAAGAATCATATTGACGAGTGGCTACAAAAACAAATAAAGAATGGTATTACTATTATTGATAAAGTATTAGAGAATAATATTAATGAGTGGGAATTGTATTATACTGGTCATCTACAAAAAGACATATTAACAAATTTCCCAGGCAGAACTAGTAAAAAGATTTTCAAAGGTTATAGAAACCATTTGAATAACGATAACCTTGTTTTTATACAAAAGAAGTTTGAAGAACACGGTTATGAATATTATGTAAAGAGAGGTATATAATGAAACTATTGAAAAAACATAAAGATATATTAAACGAACTAATTAAAGGTAAAGGTTACTGGAAAACACCAACCGTACCTAAAGATTACAAAGACAAAACAAGTGTGTTAGATATACTTGTGCCATTGTACTTAAAAGGCTTATTGACGTTTCAAAGACAATATGACATACCACTAATCGGACCTAGTAACGAACACATGGTTAGATTTAAATGGTATGATGTTATGATTGATAAAAAGAAAACAATAAAAGATTTAAAAAAGGTGGTCAAAGATGGGCAAATCGTATAATTGGCATAAACTATTAGAAAAGACCTGGTTATATACGAAGATATTTTTTGCAGTACTAACTTTAATGGTTGCTGCTTACGCTTACGGTACGTACAATCCTAATCAAACAGCAAAGGCTGTAGTAAACGAAGAACTTGATCTATTCTATATGAAAAAAATAGAAGAAATGGATCTACAAGAACCTGAATTTACATACCATAACGATATTCAATTCATACGTGCTATGCACAAATGTATAAACTATATTAACTTCACATTACCAAAAGATAAAAGAGTACCCTATGAGATGATTATAGGTCAGGCTGCGTTAGAGTCTGGTTGGGGTAATAGTAGATTTGCTGTAGAGGCAAATAATCTATTTGGTATAAGAACATGGAGTAAAGATACTCCACACCTCTTACCACAAGGCATAACAAAATGGCCAGGTTGGGGTGTGAGAGCTTTCGCTAGTAAATGCGATAGTGTTAAAGAATATGTAAGGTTGTTAAACAACCATAATGCTTACAAAGATTTTAGGGAGTTAAGACAAAAGATGTTTGATAAAAATCTACAACTTGATTCTTTTCAACTTATTAAAACTTTAGATAAGTTTTCTACTACACCAGATTATGACAAAAGAGTTATAAGAATGATAAAGAAAATAAGAAAACTAGAGGAGAACAAATGACGTTAGAGCATGGTATATTATTGGGCTTCATAGGATGCTCAGTAACGGTTGTTGGTTTCTTTATTGCATATATGGTGGCAAGTAATAATGTAGAAAAGAAGAATAAACCAAAAGAAAAAGGTCCTGTTGCAGACCTTATGAGAACGATATATGGAGAAGACTCTCAATGAATTATGCACAATCAGAAAATCACAAAAGAAACGTAAGAGTTTTAGCAGAGGGCGCTCAAGGCAAAAAGATGACACGTAAGGTTGACTTATGGGAATACGAGTCGCTTGCAGAATGTATTAGAATGGATCAAGTACCTGCTGAAGAAATTGCAGAAATATTTACTGATAAAGCGTACTATAAATGGTATAAAAAGAAGTATTTTACAGCTTGACATTGCAGTAGAATTGATATATAATAGACCCTATGATACACGAAGAAGATTTAAAAAGACAAGAAGACCCAAAAGTTAGAAGACTAAAGTTGTTAGCAAAAGCATGTGCTAATGCTCAACTTGACTCTTTCAAAAACTTATGGTATAATAAGTTAATTGAATTAGGTAAACAATACAATATGACAGATTATGTTACCAGAAAGTTATTACACTAATGAATATATTTTACGTAGATAAAAGTCCAAAGAAATCAGCCAAGATGATGTGTGATAAACATATTATCAAAATGATATTAGAGTCTGCTCAAATGCTATGTACAGCAAAACGTGTACTTGATGGCATTGAATATACAGACTTCACAAAGAATGGTCGTAAGATAAGAAGATGGCGATTAGAAAACCCTAACGAAGAAGCAATCATATACAAGGCAGGTTGGCTAAATCACCCTAGTACACAATGGGTACTAAAGTCAGCATACAATTACGTATGGTTATTTCAACACTTCATGGCTCTTAACGAAGAATACAAATTAAGATGGCAAAAAGATACAGACCATGTATCAGTAACCAAACTTGCTGACCTATTAAGACACCCACCTAAAAATGCACCACTAAATGTTATAGGCACAGACGCTACACCAGCAATGCCTGACCATTGTAAAATTGCAGGTGATGTTGTTGGCTCATACAGAAAGTATTACATACTAGAGAAAAGAAGATTTGCCAAGTGGGAAAAACATGGTGCAGTTATGCCTGATTGGTACAAAGAAGGTATCGCTGAACATGATAAAAGAACGAATACAAACCAAGGGTGATGACCTTAAAATGTTGCAAGGCCATGATAGACTTGCATATTTAATTGACATTGCCAAACACGTAGAATCATTACCACAAGAAGTAAAAACAGAAACAAATAGAATACGAGGTTGTGCTAGTAATCTATGGTTAATTGGTGGAGCAAAAGAAGATAATACAATGATATATAAAATAGACGCTGACGCATTTATAACAAAAGGCACAGCGAAATTAATAACAGACCTAGTTAATGGTTGTCCTAAAGATGAAGTGGCTGCTCTTACACTAGAGGATTTCATCCCTTTAGGTATTAGAGAATTACTTACAATGCAAAGACAGAATGGATTAGGGTCATTAATACAGAGGATAGTAGATATAGCAAATACTAAATAGCAATATGAATAATGTAAGAGATTTTATACAATTAAATATGAACTTTTTGAATGATATTCAAAGTTACCATTGGCAAACAGAGTCATTTTCTGAGCATGAACACACAGGTGAATATTATGAAAAGTTTAGTAAATTAAATGATGAACTTGTAGAAACATGGCAAGGCAAAACAGGCACAAGAATTAACTTTAGTGCTGAATTAAGACCTGGCATAATGAACTATGCTGATAATAGTCAGGTTAGAGGTGAAGTACAAAAACAAGTAGCACGAATAACAAAGATTACAGAAAACAGCAAAGTAAAAGGTCAAATGGATTTAGAAAGCATATTAGAGGATATGCTTGTGGTAACTAATCAATTATTGTTTCATCTAACACTTAAATAGAATGCCCATATACACATTTACAAATACAAAAACTGGTAAAGAGTTTACCGAGATGATGACCATTGCTGAAATGGAAAAGTATCTAAAGAAAAACAAGCACATCAAACAAAATATATCTGGCATAAGAATTGTTGCAGGTGTAAGTGGTGCTAGTTATAGACAAGATAGTGGTTGGAAAGAAACATTATCAAAAGTAGCAGAAGCACACCCAATGAGTGCTTTAGCAAGTGAAATGGGAACAAAGTCAACAAAACAAATCAAAACAGAGCAAGTGATGAAAAAGCACAAGGCTAGACAAAATGCAAAAAATAAATAATATAGGGGTGCAGAGCGAGCAACTGAACAACAACGGTCGTATACCAGAGTCTAATAAGTCAATCCGCTCATTGCACCTACCTAAACAAGGAGAAAAGTAATGGCAGACATACCTGATTTTATGAGGGAGTTTGATACCGATATAGATTATGGTTTTACTCCTGTATCAAAGAAACCAGCTGACGACACGCCAGCAATAGACCCGAAGGTTGTAGAAGACTCTAATTTAGAGATTGCAAAAGTCAAATCAGACGTAGGCGATATTAAGTCTATGATGAATGAGATAATGCAGATTGTAGCAGAGAAAGACTCTGTAAACAAAGAGATACAGGACGCTGACGTATCGGCGAGATTTAAAGAGATTGAAAAGACTATACTACCGTTTTTGTATAATCTTTCAAAAACCAATGAACCTTATATACATTGGCCTAATAGAGGACCAATCATCAAGGCTCAGATGGACAAAATATTAAAACTTACAAGGGGATAATATGTTAGAGATAAAAGCTCATCATAAAGAATTAAAACGAGCGGTGAATGAAATTGAAAAGAAAAGAAAACAAGACAGATCAAATAAATCATGGTACGATATACGAACCTTAAAGAAAATAAAACTTATAGCAAAGGATAAATTAAATGCAACTAAGCAAAAACTTTTCGCTTAAAGAACTAACTGCTTCTCAAACAGCAGATAGACATGGTATTAGTAATAATCCAAGCGAAGATCATATGGATAATTTAAAGAAACTATGTGACAATGTTCTACAAAAAGTTAGAGATCACTATGGCAAGGTAGTATCAGTATCTAGTGGATACAGATCACCAGAGTTATGTGTGAAAATAGGATCATCAATGAAATCACAGCACGCTAAAGGCCAAGCTGCGGACTTTGAAATCTTTGGCATTGCAAATGCTGATCTAGCAAAATATATCATTGACAATTTAGATTTTGACCAACTGATATTAGAGTTTCA